TTTTCTGTAAGCGTGAGCTTGGTCTTTAATAGCAGGAGGCGCGTTCTCAGAAATACCTATAATTCTGTTCACACAACGAACCGCTACTTCTTCTGGAGTGAACCCTCGATTGTCTGTTGTTTCTACCGTAACGGCAAAATCATTTGACATACTAAGTGAGTTTGTTAACATTAACTTTTCTGCCTTCTAATTTGACCAGTTCGGTACTCATCAGATACTTCTTCTGCTTCTCCAAAATTCTTTAGTCTTGATATTGCTTCTCCAAATCTAGAATTGTACATAGCCATAACGTCTTGTTCCCCCTTCATGTATGTGCTTGCCTCAATCAATGTACCGTATAACAACGCTATCTCTGCATTTTCACTCATCCAACTAATAGTTGTATCAGCCCCTGTAGAAGTTACAGTAGTTGTTGCTCCACTGGTTGTACCAGTAATCGTTTCACCATCTGTAAAAGTACCAGAAGGAACTAATATTGATAATGTAGTTGAGCTTAAAATAGCTTTAATAGTAGAAACTACGCCACTTGTGCCGCCAGTAATCGTTTCACCAACGGTGAAACTCCCGGTTGCTCCAACTGTTAATACAAGCAAACTCTCCGTCAAACTAGCTGGTCGATAAAAGTAACTTAATGTCGTTGTGTATGCTGCATCAGGTGTAGGACCTATAACCAAGTTATTAACGTCAAACTGTGCATAATACTTAGGAGTACCTGTAGTAGCTGGATTTGGATTATACGTTTGTACATAATCTAAGTCCTTGAACATCAAGAATACATAGTTGCTACTATTTGTAATACTTAGAGAAAAAGGAGCTAAAAAGTCAGACGGAACATTTAAGAATTGATTACCACTAGCCATTATTCCAGCCGCGTTTTTTTGGAATTCGTTTAATTGTACAGATTTCAATACTCTTTCTTCAGCCAACTCTACGAACATCCCCATGTTTGCAACAAAGGATGCTTCATCGTTTTGAGTATAGTCCTGAACAGATTCGCGTAATGTTGTGAATGTAAAGCTCATTATGTTTGTACCTCAACTTCTCCTATTGAACCTATAGCTACCAGATTATTTGGAGGATTAATACCATTATCAGTGCTACCCCCTACAGGGTTCCATCCCCATTGGATATTTCTTTGTGCTACTAGGTTTTGTTCTGGTCTAGGGTTTTTTAAAGCTTGAGGATCAGCTTGTACTTTAGCTGGCGATAATTGAGGATGTTTTGGCTCATATTCATCTTCCCCAACAAGAAATCCATTCCACTCTTTACGCATATCTCTTAGACGAAATCTAAAACCAGAACGGTCTGATATTCCGTAAGCATTTGCATCTGAAGCGTATCGACCCATCTTATCCTCTACTTAAAACTTTTTAACAAACTCAAGACCCGCACCCGTTACGTTTCCGTTTATATCCATTTTTACTCTAGTGCCTAAAGAACTATTCTTAGTGCCAAAAGGATCTTTCTGCGTGTAAGTTACACCGCCACCACTAATCCCAAGACGCCTAAGAACCTTGCCTCCTGGTATGTTAGAAAGAATATTTCCTGTGTCTAAACTAAAGTTTTTAGTGTAATCTGCCATTATACCCTCAAATAACTGATACTAGGTTGTAGTTTAAGCGATACCGCTTCTTCATCTTCTTGCGCCGCTCGTAAGAACTCTTCTTCATATAGAGCTTTTAAAATCTGTACACGATCTGGAGCTTTCTTAACAGAAAGATAGTATGCTAATCCAGCAATCATACAGGGATAAAATCTATAAGGTAGGTCAGTAGTATTTACCAATGCGTCAGCGTCTTCAATGCGTTTAACAAAATAATACCTAAGTTCATCTGTACTGTTTTCTGGTGTAGGCCAAACACTAACTGTTGGAGTAATTGATCTTGCAAAATAGTATTGAGTAGGCCGACCAGTAGTAGATTTGTTTGGAATATTTAAATATTCACCCCTAGAAATAGAGTTAATAGTTATGTCTGAGTTATCTCTTCTAATAACAACATCAAGTAAATCCCCTACGGACTGAGCATCCTCTAGTGATGGAGAAGAAGTAACTGTAGTGGTTGCAGCACTTGTTCCGCCAGTAATAGTTTCATTAGCGGCAAAAGTAGCCGTTGGCACAGATATGGTTACAGTTGTACTAGATGGTTTTGTTAGAATAAATGCCGTAGCTCCGCTTGTTCCGCCAGTAATGGTTTCCCCTACAGTAAAGCTGGTAGATGCACCTATTGTCATTGTTATTGTACCAAGAGGATATTCAATTACTCCAGACGCAACTGTTTGAGAAGCAAACTTTATTGTCCATAAGTTAAGGCCCCGGTTAGCCCATTCAGCAAACAAGATATTTAAAGATCTTCTAGCTGTCTTGGCTTCGTATCCAGTTCGTATTTCTATGCCACAACGCTCATAAGCCTCTTCTATAATATCAGAGACGTCTAATTGAAAATCTGTTGAACCTGAAGTTGCCATCAGACTTTACCTTTCTTTTTCTTAGTTTTTCTAGGCTTCCCCTTGTCGGTTCTAACTTTTCTTTCTACCACGGTTTTTTCTATTGGTTTTTCTTTTTGAAAGATACTCAATAGTCTTTTTAGAAACTCTTTCATTTTTCTTCCTTCGCGACGGTGATTTTGTAATTTGTTTCGCCATTTGAGACCGAGCCATAGTCATTGGATATTTTCCTTCTAATAAAATCTTCCCACAAAGGTGTGATCATTCGATGGTTCTCAGACACTTTAAAAGAAGTTAATTCGCTTGTTTTATCAAGCGAAATCAGGGTGAAGCACATCCAAGACATTACACCTGTAATAAAAACAACAATGACACTAGAAAATATTTGTTTTAACATTAACGACATTTCCACCGCTTTCTAGCTTGCCTTAAACGGCTGTTTGGATCTTTAGCCGCTTTTGGAAACTTTTTCATTTGACCAGCAGATCGAGCACAATATGACTTACGTCTTTTTGCATCTTTACTGCCTGCCTTCACCTTACCAGTAACAGCCGTCTTTAACTTACTGCCAGGGTTCTTTCTTCTATAAGACTTAACACCCGCTTTAGTCATTCCCGCACCACTTTTTGTGGGACGAAAGTTCTTTTTATTACGAGCAGGCATTTCTCCTTTAGAAGCCATCTTAAATCCTATGCGTGGTAAAACATCATCAAATCAACTGTGCCAACGATAAAAGTAACAAAACAACCGTCTTTAAATAAAACACCATCAGAAGGAACAAAAGGATCTTCTGATGAACTATCTGTTCCTATCGTTCTAGCCTGTATAAGTTCTGTGCCAGTTCCACCTTCATTCCTGATGTTTAGAGTTCCTGCTGTGCCACCAGAATAAACTGAAAAACCTTGAAGCCGACATCTGCCCGCAAAAACTACACCTAAAGCGTTGTTGTTAATACCTGCTGATACGTTTCCTGCTGGGTTGCCAACTGCTGTTATACTTGCAATTGTTTTAAAGTACCCAGAGCTTGTTGCTGTTCCAGCATTTGCTCCAGTTAAGTTCTCTGTAAGAGCAGAACCATTTACATCCGTACCAACTATATTAAATGATTTTGAAGAATCATTTCCTGCTGATAAAATTGTTACCTGTCTTCCAGAAGCATTTGTGACACTTCCGCCATCAGCTAAAGCACCGCCAATTACTAGAGCTGCGTTATTACCAACGGAAGTCGCTACTGATATTCCGTCTGCGTCTAAAGCTACTTCATCGCTAATAATGACTGGTATTACATCTGACACCATTTTAATCTCCTATAAGAAAGGCGGGGCGTTAACCCCGCCAAATTAAACATTAGGCTGCGAAAGCAAAAGCACCAGTAGTACCCGCGCCAAGATGCTGGAAGTTAAACGAAACATTCCACAGACCCGTTGTTGTGCAGGTAAAGTAGATATATGAGCCAATGCTCATCAAGTTCGTTGTTGCGTTAGCAGGAGTGAACTTCAACAAAGTTTCTCCCGCAGTAGACGCATCAAACGTAACTGCGCTACTTCCACGGCTTTCTATAACGCTCCCTGTCTCATAAGCATCACTACCCGCGCAATCAAAGCTCAAGAAAGCAGTTCCGCCAGTAGTGTCTACGGACTGAGCGTGTACAACAACAACACCCGCTGTCGCCGCTGGCAGAGTAGTAATCTGCTGTGCGCCGCCAGTGAATGGGTTGACGTTAATTCCAGCAACATAGGAAATGGTTGCGCCAGTGGCTTTAGCCGTTACAGCTAGACCGTTCAGCGTGGGGTGCGCGCCACCAGACAAGATAGACCCAAGTACCGTAAGGTCGCCGCCTACAGAAGCGTTTGTTCCGTATGTTGAATTAGTTGTTTCTGTTCCAGTTACAGCAGCAATAGTAATGTCTTCAAAACCATTCTGTGAACGGACTGGCCCGTTAAATGTTGTATTAGCCATGTTATCTCCTTGTCGTGGCAAATGTCAGACGCAGAATGCGGCTGTCAAGGTAGTTTTATGTTACACCACTTTTTTATAAAAAGAAAGAGGGTAACTTATACAATCACTCGCTTGGTTTTTCTTTAAGAACCAATCCGAATATAGCGCAGATAATACCTGCCCAAGTTAATATTGGCAGTGTAAGCAAAATACCTAAGCCAACACCTACGACAGCCGCAGCTCCGTAGCTTGATGGTTCTTTTAATCTTCCTGTAATCCAATCCATAATTTTCTCCTAATTAAAGTTACAAAAAAAGGCGACCAAAGCCGCCTCTTTTAATTAATATACTAAAGCAATTAAGCTCCTGGTGAACCATATACGCAACGAGGGTCACTAAATCCGAAAGAATAACGCTCACGGGCTTTAAACCGCATGTTACCTGTATCGAAATCAGCTTCCATGTTTGTACGCATAGCTGAACGCTCAAAATGTTTAAATCCATTTGGAGCATCTGTTTTGATGAAGAACGCATCAGGGTCTGTTAAGAAGTGGTTAACTGTGTAACCCTCTGGAACCATTCCCATATTTTTCACTGCATTGATATCATTGTCAGCTGTGCTAGGACGTAAAGTTGATTCTAGCAGACGATCTGCAATAAATTGCAACTGAGGTGGAATTACCATTTTTGCTCCACGAAGGGCAATAATCATATTTCTCTCATCTACAAAAGTTGAGATATCAATTAAAGCATTCTCTAACGATGTTTCGTTAAGATCAGCTGCAGTTGATGGTTCATTTGCAAATGTACCACCAGCACCAAGTGGGTGTAATAAAGAACAAAGTTCCACACCATCTCCACCAGTGAAGCTTGAGTTAAATGCATTATTTAAAACAGCAGCCGCTTTAACCTGCTTAGTGTGTGCCATAGATCGGGCAAGAGCCTTCGTATAACGCGCACCAAGACGATCATATAGATTATCTTCGATTGCTTCTTCAGTTAATGCAAAAGCCAAAGCGACGGTTTCATGCGAATAACGAGCAGTATATGCTTCGTTAGCGTCATCAAAATCGACTCCAGCTCCCTCAGTTTTTGTTGGAGCGTTGCCAAATCCAACCAACATCACTTCTTCTTCGAAAGCTCGATCCGAGGATTCTGTATCAAAGATTTCAGCGTGTTCGCCTTCATAACGAGCGTACTCCATTCCGAACAAGGCATTGAGGCCCGGCTCTAGCTCTTTAACGAGTTGTGAACGTGATATAGCCATAACTCAATCTCCTTATGCTAACCCAGCGCCCTTGACGCCGAATATATGGTTACCGATAACAACTTTCACGTTAGTGTTAGCTGTGGCTACGTCGCTATTCTCAGGATCTTGAGAAATATCAATGGCTTTAAGAGGTAACGTAGTAGCTGTTCCTCCATCAGTCACTTTCAATTCAGCACCAGCTATACCTGTTACGGTACTTCCAGCACTTGTATATACGACATCAAAATTACCCAACAAATCTGCAATTGGAAATGCTGCATCTGCTTGAATTTCAAAAACAACCATAGGGTCATCAATGATAAAAGCAATAATATCAGCAGCAGCAGTGCTTGATGGGTAAAAGTTACTAAATGTTACCTTACCAGATGTAGGATCTGTGTAAGTGCAACCGTTAAAAACACCAACAATAGGTATAGTTCCACCGTCAGCATGTATTTCTACACCGCCTCCAGTGACTTGTGCAACCATGTCACCTTGAAAAATAGATGTATCATAGTTATTGGCGATTCTGTATCGGTTTTGTCCTCCAGTGAACGGGGTTCCCCCTATTCGACCAATTGGACGTAAACCAAAGGCAGCGTCTTGATTTGCCATTTTTACTCTCCTTCAGAGTTCTTTGCTGTATTTCGGACTGAGCCGAAGCTTACAGAGGATTTACGTTGTGGATTTAGTTTAGGCATGGCTGGATTGTTTTCACGCATCCAATCACGATCTACTGCGTCCATTTGATTTTGTGAGACACCTTGATAATGTCTATTCCGCTGCTCTGCCAATTCGACGGGGATACGAGCGAGAACAAGACCACCGACACCAATAATGCCAGCGTTTCTTCCCTCATCTACTGTTGGCCCTACATAATCTGGGTATTCCTCTGCGCGAACGAGTTCCCATCCTTCTTGCCGTTTTTTATGAACGTTAGTTTTATCGTCGAATTCCATTACGGATTCGCGTATCCACCTATGTTTAAATCCAATAGGAGGTTCCGGAGCTTCTAATGCTGAACCTGGTCGCCATGTTTGAGGGCGTTCTACGCTCTCCCGCGTTGTTGTTTCGCGTGATGTCCTGTCTACCATTTAATCTCTCCGATTTTCTAATTTAGCTACTTCTTTTGCATATGTTTCAAGAGGAATTCTCATCTTCTTGGCAAATGAAACTTGCCCCGGTGTTAATTCAACCGATTTTTTCCGCCCACTTTTTAATGACCGTCCGTTTCCAGACGAAGGAGTGATAACTTGAGCGTTCTTCTTATCATCCTTTGTAAATTTATTTGGAATTTCAACACGCAATCTTTTGTCAATCTCAGAATAATATTCTTGGCTTGACGGATCAAATGCTTCTTCTAAAACTAATTGCTCATGTATTGCTTGAGCAGCACGAGTCATAACACGATCTTTTCCAAACCACTCATTTTTAGACAACCATTGTTTAAGCTTTGGATCTTCTTGTGCTTGATTAACAGGCGCTTGCTGAGGTTGTTGCGCTTGAACTTGTTGCTGTTGCTGTTGTTGTTGCTGCTGTTGTTCTTGTTCTTTTTGATTTGTAG